ATAGAAATATTTCTGTTATTATTTGGTTTGTAATAGAAATATTTCTATCTTTGCAGTGTCAAATCAATAACGATTGTAAATGAAGTATACTGAATTTCATCGTAAAATTGTGGCGGCAGGATGGAAATTCGACCATGCGGAAGGAAGTCATTACTTCTACAGGAAAGACGGGAAACTGTCAGAGCCGGTTCCCTACCACGGGGCAAAAGAAATTCCTGAGCCGCTAAGAAAAAAGATTGCGAGGGCAATGGGGCTGAAATAAGCCCCACCCTTTCGACAAAAGGACCATGAGTATCATCGTATCAGTATGGAAAAGATTATTATGAACATCTGCGCAAGTTCCGACAGCTTCGGGGCTTATTCAGAAAATTGCGAAGGTATCTACGCCGCAGGCAATACCATCGAAGAGTGCAAGAAAGATGTAGAAACGGCCATTTCTCTTATTAAAAAGAATTTGCCGGAAGAACAATGGCCTGAACAAATTAAAGGAGAGTACAAGTTGGTTTGGCATTACGACGTACAAAGTCTGTTGCTTTATTATGGCACCTTGCTTTCTCTCTCAGGTCTTGAACGTGTTACAGGCATTCATCAAAAGCAGCTGTGGGCCTATATGCACGGTCGCAGCAAACCACGAAAACAACAAAAAGAACGTATAGAAGAATCACTTCACCGTTTTGCAGGTGAACTTGCAGAAATATCTGTCATTTAAATATCGCTTTATTAGTTCTCTTGTTATTGATTTGACACAATAGGTGTAGAGGTAAAGCGATGTGAGGTCTCCGTAAGGAGGCCTCTTTTTTTATGTCCTTTTCTCCCGCGCCCGCGGTCGTTACCTTTGCGCCATACAAAGAGTAACGACAATGATCAGCCAAGAGAGTGACGAGATAAAGCTATTGTTTATTCAAGAAGCCTTGGAAAAGCATGGTGAATGGTTATGTAGCATTCTGGTGAAGGCTATTGAAACGAAGAAAATTCGCAGGACGGATGCGCTTTTGAATAGCATATCGTATGGCCTTTTTGTTAGAAACGGAAATCCGGGCCTGCGCTTCTCCTTCTTCGGATACGGTCGTGCGGTGGATATGGCAGGCTACAAGCGGAATAAGCACGAAGTGGACACCATGCACGACATCTGGGGCATGAAGCGCAACAAGCTGAAGAGGACTTCGAACCGCTGGTACGCCAAGAACATGTACGCAGGCTATTACAAGCTCGTTTCGAAAATCATGTACGGACTGGGCGAGCAGGAAATCGCACGACTCAAAGGCATCCTCGAAAATCGTAAGAACGCAACTATATGAGTACAATCAAGAAGAAAATCGGAAACTATTCGTTCGTGGATACGGCGAAAGGCCAGTTCGCGCTGCACATGGACTGGAGTTCGAGCATGAGCCAGTTTTTCAACTTCCGGGCGCCTAACTGGGACGATGACCCCGTCAGCGTGGCAGGCGTGCGCGTGGTGTCCTGGGGGCAGGACAACAACCTGCCCAACGGCATCCGTAACCTGCTCGAGCGCAATAACCTCGGCCCGGGTATCCTCGACCGGAAAATCGGCCTGCTCTACGGCCAAGGCCCTGCGCTCTACCGCCTGAAGCTGGAGAACAACGAACGCACGCAGGAGTGGGTGGAGGATGATGAGATACAGGAGTGGCTGGAGTCGTGGGATTACCGCCGATACGTGCGTTCGTGCCTCGTGGAATACACGCACATGAACGGCGTGTTCAACAAGTACGTCATGGGGCGTGGCCGCCGCATCGGGCGCCCTTGGGTGAACCGTCTGGAGTGCCTGCACAGCGCGGAGTGCCGGTTGGTGTGGCCGGAGAACGACAGCCGACACCTGGAAGACGTGACGCAGTACCTGCTGGGCGACTTCGACTCCTACCGGAGCCAGACGTTCCACCTCTTCCCGGCCTTCGACAAATGGGAGCCGACGAAGCATGCCGCCGCCGTGAAGTACCACAGCCTGCGGACGTTCGGGCGCAACATGTACGCCTTGTCGTGCTTCTTCGGCTCCGTTCCCTGGCTGGAGAACGCCAACGACCTGCCGGAGATCATCCGCCACTTGAACGAAAACATGATAGCGGCGGCTTACATCGTACACACGCCGCAGCAGTACTGGGAAGACAAGAAAGACCTGCTGATGGCCATGCATGAGGAATGGACAGAGGATAAGCTGGCCAAGGAGATGGAGAAGCTGCAGGACGAACTGGTGAACACCATCGCCGACGTGATGGCCGGGCGCGAAAACGCCGGCAAATTCTTCACCTGTGTGGACTTCATCGACCCGAATGGGAAGGAACAGAGCTGGAAGGTGGAGCCCATCGAGATGAACATAGACAAATACATCGACGCGCAGACCAAGATTTCACGCATCGCCGACAGCTCCACGACCAGCGGCTTCGGTCTTTCGCCCGCCCTGGCCAACATCATCATCGACGGGAAGAGCGACAGCGGCAGCCAGATGCTCTACGCCCTGAAAATCTTCTACGGTGCCGATACACAGATAGCCGAAGACATCGTGCTGGAAGCCATCAACGACGCCATCCGCATCAACTTCCCGCAGAAGAAGGGCATCTTCCTGGGATTCTACCGGAAGGCCATCAACAAGGAGGACAATGTGAGTGCCGGCAACCGGACAACCAATAATATTTGAGAATTGAGAATTGAAAATGGATAATTGAGAATTGGGAATGAAGAGTTTTAAAGAATATATAGGCAGACGGGAGGCTGAACGTTTGGACTTCCCGGAATGCTGGGAAGAAGTGGACAGCAAAGAGTGGATTCACTTGCTGTGGCTGCGCCAGCAGCTGATGGAGCGCAAAGGTATCACTCTCGACGATATCCGGCGCGACTGGTGCGCCTTCGTCCTTCAGAACAGAGGGCTGAAGAAGAGCAAACCCGACTTCTGGCTGCTGGTGCGCCAGCTGGCCGGCACGCTGGACTGGATGTGGCGGACCGAACAGGAGGGTGAAAACACCTGGATATCGCTTACCTACGACAGCACGGTCAACCTGCTGCCACAGGTGGCCGGACTCATGGGACCGGCCAGCCACGGAGCCGACCTGACGTTCGGAGAGTTTCGTGCGGCCACGGCGGCCATGAACCTCTACGACCAGTCGCACGAGGATACCGACCTGCTGGCCTTGTGCGCCGTGCTCTATCGTCCGGCCAAGAAGCAGAAAGGCGTGTTCCGGCGGGAACCGTTCGACACCGACCGCCTGCCGGTACTGATGACGCGCGCCAGCATCCTGCAGCCCTATCTGCGATGGGGCATCTATGCCTGGTTTGCCTACTTCTGCCAGTATCTCTACACAGGTACTTTCCTGATTGACGGCCAAGAGGTGTGCTTTGCACCCGTATTTGACCGTTCAAAGCGCACGGAAGGCAAGCCGGCTGAAGGGTTGGGGCTGAACAGCATCCTTTACAGCGTTGCTTCGAGCGGTGTATTCGGTACCGCTACCGACACCGACAACACGCCGCTGCTGCGAGTGATGCTGAAGCTGCTCGACGACAAGCATCAGGCAGACCGCCTGCAGAAAAGAACGAAAAAGAAATGATAACGTTAACAATACCGATATGGAACTACTGATTAATTCGAGCGAAGAACTCCGCCAGCTGACGGGCAACTACTACGCCAACAACGATTTCTCCAAGGTGGTGGGCGACATCGAGCAAGCTACCGAAGAGCTGGCCGACCTGGTGGGCGAGAAGGTGATGGAAAAAGCGGCCGGCGGAGATGATGCCGAACTGCTGAAGAAGGTACAACGCCCTATCGCCATCCTGGCTACCTTGCGTCTTTATCGCAAGAACGACTTGAGCCATGAAGACGACGGCCGCAAATTCAAGGTATCGACCGACGGCACGGACAAACTGCCCTGGGAGTGGCAGCTAGACCGTGACGACGCCATGCACCTCGAGGAATACTATCGGGCGGTGGACGCGCTCATCCGCTACCTGAACAAAACCAACCTGCAGGAGTGGACAGAGAGCGATACTTATATCGAGGCGCAGAAGCTGATTATCCGCAGCGGTCGGGAGCTGAACCGCTACTTCCCGACTGAAGGCAGCGAACGCCTCTACCTGATGCTGGTGCCCTTCATCCGCGAAGTGCAGACGCGCACCGTGAGCCGTGCTTACGGAGAGAAATGGCCGGAGCTGCTGGGAGAGAAAGGCAACGAAACCGAAGCACACTATGCCGCCTCGATGGCCGTAGCTTTACTGGCCATGTCTACCGCCTTGCGTCGTCTGCCCCTCCGGGTTTTCCCGATGGGCGTAGTCCGGGGCTATCTGGCCGAGAACGGCATGAATGGCAGCCAGGTTCCGTCGCTGGACGATGTGGCTCGAACCGCCGCATGGATGGCAGGCGACGGCGAACACTGGCTCGACGAGATGAAGCGGGCACGCGACGGCTCTGCTCCCGACTATACGTTGCTTCCTGAAAACGACCGACGTAATAAATATATGCGCCTATGAACGTGCTACAACGACCCCGAGAATACGAGTTCTGCGCCACCATGCAGGACTACATCATCGACACCGATATCACCATCCGCTTCTCCGTGCAATACGGAGGGCGTACCATCCTCGACGAGGACTATGTGCCGGACGGCAACAACCAGGTGCGCATCCGACGCCTGGGCAAGTTCTGTGCCATGGCCTTGTGGGGCGTGTGGCCGGATGGCGAGCACACCCTTCAGACCACGGCCGCAGGCACCTTTACCTTCCTGATCAACGAAGTGCAGGACGCACAGAGCTTCGTCATGTACAGCCGGATGCAAACCGACAAGGCGGGCGACCTGCCGGCGGTGCTGAGCGAAGTGAACCGCAAGGTGACTCATCCGTCCGTCACCGAGTACGCCAGCGGCGAGCGGCATGCGGGCGGATACATTCTGTACGGTACCGATGCTGAAGGCGCAGAAAAGAATAAGGTAGTGCAGGTTTCCGGCGGTGACAATGCGATGCTGACGGTTGACGTAAGCTACAGCCGGGTGTGCAGCCTGCTCGAGGTGGATGCCCTGCAGAACTACAAGGTGAATTTCAACGGCGGCACGCTTGAGTTCCTCGTGGATCCGACGCACTACGGCCAGCTGTGGCAGTTCCGCTTCAAGAATGTATATGACATGCCGGAGGTGCTGACGGCCACGGGCGGCCTGACGGTATCGGCAGCCGACGAAAGCGATACGGCGCTGATGTGGGGCGTGGAGCGCAAGTTCGGCGTCAAGGTGACCGACGAATACACGGCCAACAGCGGCGTTATCCTCCTGCAGAGCGACTACCGCCTGTGGCGTGACATGCTGCACGCCCAGGAGGTGCAGGTCAAGGCCGGCGAGAACTGGCTGCCGATAGTGATAACAAACATGAAGTATGATCGTGACTTCCGCCGCTCCATCCTGAGGACGGTGGAGTTCAGCTTCCGGCTGGCGGATGACACACAAAGCAATCTGATGGACGTATGATAGACATTGTACAATACCGTGAAATCCTGACCGAGCTGAGGGAAAAGGTAAACCAAAATAGTGAAGAAAAGATAGAGGGCATCGTGATGGCGGTGCGTGAGGGGCACATGGTGAAGAAGCTGAAGGACCGCACAGGCATCCAGCTCTGCGCCAACTACCCGGACGCACAGATGAACGGTACCTTCGACAACCACAGCGACCGTAACAAGGTGCTGATTTTCCTGCTGGAGAAGGTGCCGAGCGGCCAGCAGACCGACGAAGCGGAGCTGCAGCACTATGCACGCATCCAGCGCATGATGCGGATATTGCGGGATGCCCTGCTGGAGAATGATGCCTTTTGCGGCGAATTGCGCTCCGGCGATGACCTGCTGACGGAATGGGAGTACGACATCTGTGGCGGATGGAACGGCTTGAGCATCGGCCTGGACATCGAGGACTTCGATTAATTTTCAATTATCCATTTTCAATTAAAGAAATGACCGAATTGATTATCGACGGCACCCATGCCGTACTGCCTCAGGACTTCAGCGTGTCGGTGAAGCGGGAGAACCCGCTGTTCACCAAAAACGGCGAATACACCTACGACATCACGCTGCAACTCAGCAATCCGACCAACGCATCGCTCTACGAACACTTGAACCGCTTGACATCCGTCACCGAGGTGCGGAGCGAGCGGTCGGCGGTGCTGATCGCAGACAACCGTGTGTACTGTAACGGTACCGAAGTCATCACCGCCTGGACGGACGACACCGTATCCATCCAGATTGCCAGCGGTAACTCCGAACTGAACTACGTCATCGGAGGCGACTTGATGATTTCGTTCCTGGACATGAAGGAAACGGTACCAGATCTGCTGACCGCGCACACATATATCGAAAAGCATTATCCAGATGTGGACTACAACCTAGCTCCAGTTTCCGGTGACAATGCGGACTATAATCAGTATTTCCGACGTGAAGGTTTTTCGTCTATCTCTCCAGTGGACGGAAACTTCCTGCCGCAGCCCTATCTGATGGCCTACATTGAAGAAGTGATACGGGCCGTCGGATATACAATGCAAGAAAATCAGCTGGAAGATACTGTTTACAAGGATCTGTACATCTGCCATGCGATCCAGACGAACAAATGGAGCGAAATGCTTCCGGGATGGTCCGTGCTTGACTTCCTGACGCAACTGGAAACCCTGTTCAATGCCGTCTTCGTGGTAGACAACCGCAACCGGAATGTTCGTCTGATGCTTAAACAGGAGTTTTATGCGGGAACTACCACGCATCATGTGCTACAGGTGAAGGATGAATACGAAGCCGAAGTGGAGGAGGAACCTGAACAAGAAGATATGGCTGACTGCAACATCTCCTACGCCTTGCCGGATGATGAGTTCTGGCGTTTCGCCAGCCTGTCGGATGCCGTCAAGAATGCGGCTAAACGTGACATCATCCCTGCTGATTACAATCCCGTACGTGGAGATAGGCTGATGTTCTGGTTTGCAGATGCGGATAACCAGAAAACAGATACCTTGTACACCGATGAATTGACAGGCAGACAATACCTTTACATAGGTAAATTTGACGAAGAGTCGAACAGAGGCAATGAGTATATCATGGTAGACCAATTTGCAAACTTAAAACGTTCCACGGAATCCCCATCGGTTGAGCTGGATATGATTCCTGCTACCTTGAAAGAGATGCAAGTGGAACTGGGAGGAGATGCAGGCATAAAAAATTATGCCATCTGGCTGCCTGGCGTTTCTGGTGGGGACGCGGATGAATCTGCATCTGAAAGCACTGAGGAAAATTCCTCTCTGGCCGATTTGATTAGGAAAGGGAACAATGACTCGGAATCAAAGGAACCCGTCAGGCTGGCATTCTATGGCGGTTTGTATACATTTACACCTGTTGGCGGTCCTGAAGTAGAATTCCCAATCCCCTATATTGATGAATTTCGCATTTCTCCTACGGTCATGCCGGTGACCGGACGACTGTACGAAAAAACCAACAGCGTAGGAGCTTCCCTTCGCCTCCAAAAGCTCGACGAACTTTGCTACCAGGGCGGATACGACATCGACTACCGCCGCGAAATCACCATCGAGAGCTACGACCCGAATGTCTATGACCCGCGCATGATCTTCGAGATTGCTAACCGGCGGTACGTCTGCAAAGAGATGGAATACACGCTGGACGCCAACGGACGGAAGGGCCCCTGGAAGGGTACTTTCTATCGCATCAACATCAGCGATACCGAAGCGGATGCCCGATGGATTCTTTCGGATGGCAAATGGCGTGACGGCGGTGTGTGGCTCGACAACGGGCGATGGCTCGACGAATAGACATGTCCTTTTCTCAGCATCCGGTTGCACGTACTTTTGTCCTGTCATCAATAGGTAGTAGTTATGAGTCTGAAGATAGATAGAGTGCAGCTGGAAATCATCGTTCAGCAGGACAGTGCCCGGCAGAAGATGATTGAGCTGGAGGAGAAAATAAAGAACACCTCCAGCACTTTGAACAAACTGAAAAAACAGTTTGGAGAAAACAGTGAAGAATACAAGAAACAGGCCAAAGAGCTGAGGAATCTAAAGCAGCAGTATGATGACTTGTTTACGGAGATTGGCATCGGCAAACTCAGTCTGAAGGAACTGGGCAACCGACAGCGGGAGCTGAATGCTATCCTGCGCAATCTCGACCCGAGCCTTCCGCAATGGAAGCAATACAACCAGCAGCTGAAGGAAGTCAATGCCCGCATCCGTGAGCTACGCAACGAGGCCAAGGAAACGCAATTCTCCATTGCCAAGCTGGCCGACGGGTTCAACCGCTACGCCGCCATCGGCGCGTCGGTCATCGCTTCGCTGACCGGCGTAGCCTTGACGGCACGTAAATGTGTGGACGAATACGCACAGATGGAGGAGGCACAAAGCCAGGTCATCAAATATACGGGTATGACGAAAGAGGAAACTGAAGCTCTGAACGAATCATTCAAGCAGATGGATACCCGTACGCCGCGCGAAGAACTGAACCGCTTGGCCGGAGAAGCGGGCAAGCTTGGCATCAGCAGCCGCGACCAGGTGCTGGAGTTCGTCGAAGCAGCCGACATGATTAACGTCGCACTGGGCGAGGACTTGGGAGAGGATGCCGTGAAGAACATCGGCAAGCTGTCGCAGATGTTCGGCGACGGAAGCCGTACGCTGAAAGAAGACATGCTGGCCATCGGTTCCGCGGTGAACCAGGTCGCTCAGAGTTCTTCGGCCTCCGAGCCGTACTTGGTGGAGTTCACGGCTCGCATGGGAGGTGTGGCCAAACAGGCCGACCTGGCTGTGACCGACGTCATGGGATTCGCTTCCGCTCTCGACCAGAACATGCTGCGCAGCGAGATGGCCAGCACCGCTCTGCAAAGTCTCATCCTGAAGATTTATCAGGAGCCTGCCAAGTACGCCAAGCTGGCAGGCATGGACGTGCAGGAATTCGTGAATCTCGTGAATACCGATGTCAACGAAGCCCTGCTTCAATTCCTGGGTACGCTGGGCAAGATGGGAGGCATGGCACAGATGTCACCCATCTTGAAGGAAATGAAACTTTCTGGAGCGGAAGCCGCCGGAGTCATTTCCGCACTGGCCGGCAACATAGACCAGGTTCGCCGGGAACAGGAGAATGCCAATCAGGCATTCATCGACGGTACCAGTATTATCAATGAATTCGGTGTACAGAATAATACCGTACAGGCAGGGCTGGACAAAGCAAAGAAACAATTCAAGGATGTTCGTGTAGAACTTGGCGAACAGCTCTTGCCTGTGATGAAGTACATGGTGACAACGGGAAGCCTGACGGTGAAGGGGCTGAGTGCGATTGTTTCTATATTAATGGAATATAAAGGAGAAATCTTGACCGCCGCTACAGCAGTGGCAGCATACACCGTAGCCACTAACGCAAGTAACATCGCCACAAAATCCTATACCGTCATCACTAAGGCGGCCACCGTAGCAACCAACTTATTTTCCAAGGCCACAAAGGCCAGTCCGTGGGGGGTGGTAATTGCAGGTGTGACGGCTGCCATCTCTTATCTTGCCTTATTCCGTGACGAGACCTCCAAAACAACAGCTGTCATGGAGTCGATGAACAACATTTCGAAGAGAACCGGCGACGAATATGACGAACAAGCAGCCAAGATAGATTCGCTAACTGACATCATAAAAGATAATAGCCTCACAATACAACAACGAAAGAAAGCTATCGAAGAACTGAAATCTATCATTCCAGGTTACAACGCCCAACTCTCCGAAGAGGGCATTTTGACGGGACATAACACCAAAGCCATCCAAGAATATCTGACGCAGCTGGAGAAGCAAATCAAACTGAAAGCAGCTCAGGAAGAACTTGAAGATTTGTACCGGAAGAAAAGACTGAATGATCGTGAACTGAAAAGGCTGACGGAAGAGGAAGCTGCTGCCCGGGCTGAACTAAATACAGCTCAGACTGTAGCCAGCATGAGAGGTTCGTCTCTTTCTACGTCAGGTTCACGTTCTTTGTCTTCAGGATTGAGTGTGGATGTTCAATCACTGCAAAGCCAACATCGCGTTATACAGAATCAACTGACTGTTTCGAGAGACAAAGCAATCGAACTGGCGGATGCCATTAAACTGGTGAACAGTGAAATCGCTTCCTCGTCGGTTTCCAACATTAATAAACAGGACTTTACTTCGACATCAAATGGAAGCGGGCAAGCCGACCAAACCGACCAAGCCACAGCCGAAGCCGCCCTCAAGTCGCGTTACCAGAACGAACTGAATCTGCTCAAGGAGAAATACCTGAACCAGCAGCTTACCGAAGAACAATACAACAAAGCGCTATACAAGGCAGAGGTAAAGTACTTGGCCTCCCGCAAACTGCTGCTTGAACAATACGGGCAGGACAGCAGTGAGATACAGGGTCAGATTTACGACAAGATGATTGCCGAGGCTAACCGACTGAACGAAGAAGCGAAGAAGGTCGATGCCAACCGGCAAACTGATTTACTAGGTCAGGCGGAGCTGGAGTACCAGCAGGAGCAGAGCCGCCTGAAGCAGGCTTATCTCGACGGAGACATCCGCACACAGGAGGATTATCAGGAGCGGATGCTGGAGGCTGAACGGAGCTACCTGGAGCAGCGGCGCGACATGCTGGCTGCCTTCGGGATGGATACATCGGCAGAAGACGGGCGCCTGCAGGACATGGACCTGAAAGACAAAGAGTCCGGAAGAAAACAGCAGCGCAAGAGCGGCATGGCGGCCATAGCCAACACGACCGACCTCGACCAGCAGCTGGACATGCTACAGGTAATGTACGACGCGGACCTGATCAGCTACCAGGAATACCAGGACACGAAAACCCAACTGACCGAAGCGGCGGAGCAGCGGCGGAAAGAGATTACCCAAAACTCCCTCGATGTCATCGGGCAGGCGGCCTCGGCGGCCAGCCAACTGGTGCAAGCCTTGCAAGACGCTGAAATCAGCAAGATAGAACGGAAATACGACAAGCAGATAGAGGCCGCACGAAAGGCCGGTAAGGACACAACGAAGCTCGAGGAACAAAAAGAGGCGGAGACGGCAGCCGTGAAGAAAAAATATGCCGACAAACAATTCGCGGCGACCGTACTGCAGGTAATCGCCACCACGGCCAGCGCGGCCATGAACTCGTATAACTCGATGGCCGTCATCCCGATCGTCGGTCCGGCACTGGGAGCCATAGCGGCAGCGGCGGCCATCGCCTCAGGTGCCGCACAGATAGCCGTGGCCAAGCAGGCGCGCGACGAGGCCAAGGGACTCAAGTCCGGTGGTTACTCTAACGAATATGTCGATGGCTACACCCGAAAAGGCAACCCCGACGACGTTGCCGGCGTAATCCCTGTGCACAAAAATGAGTTCGTGGCCAACCATGAGGCGGTGGCCAATCCGGCGGTGAAGCAATTCCTCGACGTATTCGACGTAGCGCAGAAAAAAGGTACCATCCGTATGCTCAACACGACGCAGATCCTGGAACAAGTCCGCACCCGCAGCGGTCGTTACTCCGGCGGATATACCTACGACAATCCGACACGACCATCTGCCACAATCTCCGCAGAACTGGGGCAGATGACGCCGGAGCAAAGACTGCAGGTCATCGCACTACTGCAGGAGAACAACCGCCTGCTGGCTGTCCTCTGCAACAAGGAGCTGGTGGTTGATCCGCGTAAGGTGCGAGACGGCATCAAGCGGGTGGAAACACTCGAACGTAACGTCAGCAGATGATGTCCTTTTTTCCAAACCTGCCCCCATATACTTTTGCGACATGGATGTATTTACAGCAATAGACAAGATGCGTCGCCTCTCCGAAGAGGGGCAATCGTTCTCCTTCTCGTTCATGAGCTACAGCTACGACCGGAAGAAGAGCGAGGGGATTGTGCAGGTTCGACATGCCCGCCTGCGCAAGCAGAGCCGTAAAGAGCACAACCGGTTCAGCGACTACATGCTGAACTACATCAACCTTGACACGCTGGAGAATGGAAGCTGCTGGCAGCCTCTTCTCCTGACATTCAACAACGAAGAATTGGAGCTGAAGTAATGGACAATGAATTTGAGAATATAGTACCGTGGAATGGAGCGAAAGACACCGGTCGTGACGTCCGCCTCAAATGGCAGCGGAATTTCGAACGGATCAAAGCGAATTTCGAAGAAGTACTAAAGTTGATTGATGGTATTGATGTTGAAGAATTTGCGAATCATTTTCTTCGCAAAGATCAAGATGATTCTACTGAGTATTTATTAAGTCTCCTTGGAGGTGTAATTATAGATGGACTTGCAAGATTCGGTGACTTCATTACCGGAGTTTCAGGCGCCATGATTGAAAAAAATGGAGATGCTGAGTTCCGCTCTATCTATGCCCGCAAAAGGATCTTCACTCCAGAGGTAGCCTATAATCGTGTCACGTACATCAAGGGTAAGTTTATTATTTCACCCGGTGGCGGTTGTACCGTGGACACGGTAACAGATAACGGTGACGGGACATATACCATCAAGCCGGACCTGACGGATGCGGACGGCCTGAGCCAGTTTAAGGATGACATCCTGACAACCTATTTCGTAATCAGAAATGAAGAGGGGAAACTGAACGGATTCGAAGAAATGAAGTTCCGTGTCATGTCAGCCGATTTCTCGGCAAAGACATTCGTTTTGGCTTCTCAACCTGGACACGATTGGGCGCCAGTTGAGAATATGGTACTTGCCCAAACAGGTAACTTCATCGACCCCGACCGACAGACCTACACCATTATCGACGTAACTAACGGGAACAACTGCATCACCTTCTTCGAGCATGCCAATACCTGGGATCCCGAACCGGCCCAAATGCCGGGATGGCTCGGCAAGAAAAAGGGCATGGTCATCAACGGTATCAACTGCGACAACTACTCTGCGGTGCTGCAGCAGGTATTGATAACAGGTCTGATATTCCAAATTGACGAAATCACCGGTGAATCCGTTCGTGTACCTATCTGGAAAGGAGAATGGGTGAAAGACAAGAAGTATGGCTACTTCAACGAGGTCTCACACAAAGGTTCACGATACTTATGTATCAACCCTGAAGGTACGGAAGAAGAACCGGGAACTGGGCAGGACTGGCTGATAACAGTGGAGAAAGGGCAACAGGGAGACCCCGGCCTCTCCGTCGTGGGAGGAGGACACTGGGAGTCTTCGAAGACACCTTACGAAGCGAATACCCTCGTAAGCTTCTACAACTGTGTGTTTATCTCGAACGTAAAGACAAGCAATCCGCCTATCGCCATCGCACGCTTCAAGGACGGAAGCTATATCCGACAGAAGAACGGGGGATACATCCTTGCCGGACGTTCAGCCGACTTCACCGTGCATCCCGATTGGACGATGCTGCTGGACGGTCGCGAGCTGAAAGGCACCAGCATCACCTTCCTCGGCAGCTTAGCAACGGCTCCCTCCAATCCTGTAGAAGGAAACTCCTATTATAACACCACGGACAAATGCACCTACATCTACCAGAACGGCCAGTGGATGCTGATGGTATCCGACGGAAAAGACGGCCGCGACTACGAGTATATCTACACCCGCAACAACTCGATAGGCATCACGCCCGACAAGCCGGACAGCAAACAGCAGGACGACTACGTGCCAGAAGGATGGACGGACGACTATCTGGGCGTCAGCGAGACGTTCCAGGTGGAATGGGGATGCAAGCGTACGAAGCGCGATGGCGTGTGGAGTGAATGGAGCGAACCCGCCATTGTGCACCGATGGAGCAAGGACGGAGAAAACGCCGTCATCGCCGACCTCGACAATGAGATGGTGAACTGTGCCCTGACCAGCGACGGTAAAACGTCCAAAGCTCAGTCGTGGGTGACCAATGTAGCCATCTGGTACGGTTATGAGTCGTTGCCGCTTGAATCAATCTCTACAACACAGCCATCTGGAATTACGGTTTCCGCCAATAAGAATACAGGAGCCGTTACAGTGTCTGTTGCGGAAAATGTAGCCTTGGCCGAGACAAACGATGTAGTAATCACCCTCACCGCCTCGAAGAATGGACAGAACTTCGAGCGGCAGCTCACGTTCACCATTGCTGGTGTGCGTGCAGGTGCAGACGGATCTGATGGAGCAGACGCTGTTCTTTACTCACTTGTCCCTTCTGTTTCGTCGGTGGCCAAGTACAAAGACGGTAGCTATAGTGTTGCGGCCATTTCGTGCACTCGTCAGAAAACTGTGGGTGAAAGCATTGCGGAAACAACTGACGGCGAGCTGAGATGCAGTATAGACGGTGGAGCGGAGCAGACGATCGATAACGATCAGGAGATACTCACAACTTCGTTCAGCAAGTCTGTCAAGTTCATCTTCTATGTCGGAGGAAAGTGCGTAGACGTACAGACAATCACCCTAGTATCGGACGGCGTTGATGGCGAAAACGGCCTCTCCGTCGTAGGAGGCGGACACTGGGAATCTTCCAAGACACCCTACGAGGCCAGCACGCTTGTATCTATGTTCAACTGCGTGTTCATGTCAAATGTCCGGACAAGCAACCCTCCGCTGTCCATCATGAAATTCAAGGATGGGAGCTACGCACGCACCAAGCTGGGTTACATCCTTGCCGGACGTTCAGCCGATTTCGCCGTGCATCCCGACTGGACGATGATCCTCGACGGACGCGAATTGAAAGGCACCAGCATCACATTCCTCGGAAGCTTCGCTACAGCACCGTCCAATCCTTCCGAAGGCAATAGCTACTACAATACGACGGACAAATGCACCTACATTTATCAGAATGGACAGTGGATGCTCATGGTTTCAGACGGAAAGGACGGTCGTGATTACGAATACATCTACACCAGAAACAATTCGGCAGAAGATAAGCCAGAGAAACCCGATAGCCAACAGCAGGACGACTATGTTCCTTCGGGATGGACGGATAATTATATGGGCGTAAGCGAAACGTTCCAAATCGAATGGGCGTGTAAACGCACCAAGAAGGACGGCGTATGGAGCGAATGGAGCGACCCTGCGCCAATCCACCGCTGGAGCAAAGACGGAGAAAACGCTGTTATTGCAGACCTCGATAACGAAATGGTGAGCTGTGCACTTACAGCCGACGGGAAGGTGACCCTCCAGCAATCGTGGACTACAAACGTCACGATGTGGTACGGTTACGAAGAACTGGAGCTTACCGCACTGACCACCTCGCAGCCAAGCGGTCTGACTGTTCAGTCCGACAAGTCAAGCGGAGCGGTGACCGTCACCGCCACGGCAGGAGTATCGCTGGCCGAGACGAACAATGTCATCATTACCCTCTCGGCTTCCAAAAACGGACAGAACTTTGAGCGTCAACTTACGTTTACCATTGCTGGTGTGCGTGCAGGTGCGGACGGTGCAGACGCAGTGATATACAATCTGGTTACGTCCGCATCGTCTGTGACGAAGTATAAAGACGGTACGTACAGCGTGGCATCTATATCGTGCACACGCTGGAAATCGGCGGGCAGCAACCTGTCTGCGACCCAAGATGGCGAACTGAAGTACAGCTTGGACGGTGGAGCGGAGCAGACTGTCAATAACGGGCAGAGCATATCATCCTCCTCGTTCAGCAAGTCCGTAAAGTTCCTCTTCTATGTAGACGGTAATCTGGTGGATGTGGAGACAATCCCCATGCTGGCAGAAGCCAAAGATGGCGAAAGCGCTGTGTCGGCCACCATCACCAACGAAATGGTGAATTGTGCACTCACGGCCGACGGAAAGGTGTCCAAGGATCAGGTATGGACAACGCAGGTGACCCTGTGGTACGGAACGGAGAAGCTGCCATTGGCCAGCATCACCGCCTCACAACCTTCTGGCATGACGGTGCAGACCGACAAATCGGCGGGAACCGTCACGGCCAGTGTCAAGAAGGATGTATCAATGTCCGAAACAACCGACATCACCATCATCCTCACCGCCTCGAGAGACGGACAAGACTTCCAGCGTCAGATGACGTTCACCATTGCAGGTGTACGCGCCGGTGCAGACGGATCTGATGGAGCAGACGCTGTTCTTTACTCACTTGTCCCTTCCGTATCGTCCGTGGCGAAATATAAGGACGGCACGTACAGTGCATCCACCGTGTCCTGCAAGCGTCAGAAAGCAGTAGGCGACAGCATCGCAGACACTACGGACGGAGAGCTGAAATACAGTCGCGACGGCGGAGTAGAGACAAACTACACCGACGGTACGGCAATCGCCACCACCTCGTTCACCCGAAGCATCAAGTTCCTGTTCTACGTGGGCGGAAAGCTGGTGGACGTGGAGACCATCCCCATGCTTTCCGACGGTGCGGACGGACACGACGGGCAGGACGGATCAAGCATCGAAGCCGTCGGTCACTGGGAAGCATCCCAAGTTCCTTACGCCGTGAACAAGCTAGTCAACTTCGGGCGAGGCACCTTTGTCGCGCTAGAAGAGACTAGCGAACCACCTCTGCCAATTGCGCGCTTCAAAGATGGAACGTATATGCGAAAGAAGGACGGCGGATACATCTTGGCGGGACGTTCGGCCGATATGACCGTCAACCCGTCGTGGCGCATGATATCGTGGAGCAACGAAGCCGAAACACTCTACTGGCTTGACTGCCCCATCAGCGCATTCTCCTACACGTCGACGGGATCGCCGTCTCCAAGCTCAGTAGAGGTGACGTGTAAGATGTCGCGTGGCGGAAGCGTATCCGATTGTGTGACGCTGTGGCTCGCCGCCCGACGCTACAACGGCTCATGGGTCGCCCATGTGGGTGCCACGCAATCGTCGAAGATCTACGTGCCAGCTACGGCTGGATATACTCAGTTCGTCGTTCGTGCTTACAAGTCGTCTTCTGATGCATCGGCGTGGAATAGTAACTACGTGGCTGAACGGGGCATCGGCGTGGCGCAGGCGGGAAAGGACGGTACCGACTACGAATACATCTTCCAGCGAACCACGACCAATAGCTGCCCGTCGACGCCCGCCACGGCGCAGCAGGACGACTACGTGCCGTCGGGCTGGACGCCCGATCCGCAGGGCGTAAGCGACACCTACCCCTACGAATGGGCCTCGATGCGCACGAAGAACGACGGCACGTGGGGAGCCTTCTGCACGCCCTACGCTTACGGCGTCAAGGGAGCGGACGGATTGAAGGGAGATACGGGCGCAACCGGCGCCTTCCCCTACGACCGAGGCGTGTTCAAGTCGGGCCAGTCGTATGTATGGAACTCGGTTCGGCGCGACAAGGTGATCCACCTCATCGGAGGCGTATATTACAACTTCCTCGTAAAGAACTACGGGGCGACGGTGACAGCCGCGCCCACCTCGGCCAGCGGCGACTCTAACTGGGAGGCGATGCAGAAGTTTGAGAGCATCGTGACGGACACGTTCTTCGCCGACGGGGCGAACATCGGAGGCTTCATGTTCAAGCTGAAAGGATACACATCGGACGGCATACCTTACGGCGAACTGCGATCGCAGCAGGCCGACGGAAACGGTACGCCGAACTTCTACGTCGACACGCAGACGGGAAAGGTCTATGCATGCGTAGCCGAAATCAAGGGCACAATCGAGGCAAGCAGCGGAAAGATAGGCGGGATGCAAATATCGGGAAATAGTCTGACAAACATCAACGGTAACAACGACGCAGGCATCTACCTGCGAAACTCGACGGAAGGCACGTTCGCCGCAATGGGAGGAAACGTAGTCCCATCAGTCGGAGGCTTCACGATGATCGCAGATTTCGAAAACACGAAGCGTTATGACCTTACAGACATAAGCTCCATTAATTACGGCTTGAAGCTGCTGGCGCAGAACGCGCGCACCAACATTGCCCTTACGATAGACGGAGGATGCGTGCAAGGGTTTGCCATGCGTAATACGATTGTCAACACAGACATAACCTCCAAAACGCTGACGCGAAACGACTATAACGTAATCTGCAACAATACAGGAGAGTGCACAATCACACTACCGTCCATGCAGCTATACGACGACGGACACGTCATCCGCATCAAAAGACTGAACGGGAATGTGCTGGTAAAGACATCCTATTGCTACGTGATAGACCCAGAAACATATACTTCGAAATACGTCCGCCCCATCATCATATACTCGGACTCACAGGCCGTGACAGGAAGTTCTTCAAACAACCTGACCATGAACACGAAGGGAGACGGTACGGAGCTGGTATGGGTGCGTGACTATATCGGAACCGTAAAAGGTACAACTTACTACGGAGCATGGATAGCAAACAAGATAAGTTATATGTAAGAAACAGTCTTCAGAAAGAAGACATAAAATTTAATAATATGATACTACAAGCAAAAACAGGCCATTGGCTAACAGAGAACTTCGACGTTGACTACTCTGAACGTCGATTCCTGCAAACAATTTCGCTCGCCAACGTGGAAGAGGCAAAGTATTGGAAAGAAGTCTCCAATCAGGAGAAAGAATCCATCATGGCGCAAAGACAGCTCTTCGACGTCAGCAACCTCAGCTACGACTACCTGAACAAGGTAGACACACTGCTCGCTGGCGTGTCTGATAAAATCAACGAAGTGGAGCTGACAACAGAACAGAAGCTGGAGAAGAAAAGCTACTTCCCGAAGTGGGACGACCTTATCGGCGAATCGGCCGAACCCGAATTCAACTTCCAGCATGGAGACGACCTATTTGAAGTGCTCCAGCCACACACCTTCGCCGCCGAATGGATTCCTGGTGAACCTGGTACGGAGTCCTTGTACAAGAAAGTGTCGCTACACGCCGGAACCAAGGAAGATCCGATTCCATGGGAGAAGAACATGCAACTATACGAAGGCAAGTATTACACAGAAGCGGAAGTTCTCTACCTATGCACCCGTGACAGCGGAATTCCTCTAAACTACAGCCTCTCCGAGCTGGTCGACCAGTACGTCACCGTCGTCACCGACGAGCCGCAGGAGCCCGAAGAACCCGCCGAAGCCGACGGTAGTCGTGAGAACCCGATACCGTACGAATACGCGAAGACCGTGCTCTACGAAGGCAAGTACTACACGCAGGACGGCACGCTCTACCTCTGCAAGCGCAACGGAGAAGCCGCCTTGCCCTACAACCTGACCGACCTGATTTCGGCCGGATACGTCGAACCAGTAAACGAATAACAAACCAACAATAAAAAAAGAAAGGAACTAATTATGAGTACAATCGATATGAACAGCGTCGCCGGTTTCAAGGCCGTAGACGCAGAAGGCAACGAACTGGGCATCATGTCGCTGGCCGATATCACCGCCGCCGTCAAAGAATCCATTATGCAGGACGCAACCATGGCGCGCAGCGTTGCAACCCTGTCAGAAGCATCAACGCTGGCCGCCACGGACACCTACGAGGACAGGCTCCCGCAACAAACTGATCTGAAATGGGCCCGCGGGCTGGACGCTTCGGGGAACCCGATATTGATTTCTAAGGAGAGTTTGGCGTCAGTTGTGGGAGGACTGATTGGTAATGCGACTACAGATAAAGATGGGCTTATGTCAAGAAATGACAAAAAAAGTATGCCACAAAGATTTGCATTAAGTCCTCTTAAAATTACAGGACTTGAATCTGGCAGAGGATTCTTCTGCGAAATAGTAGCCAAAAATTACGAATGTGGCTTATATTACATTTATAGAACCGACAGCAATGTTTATTACTATCTAATCACAGGTGCTTTAACTATATCATCAATTAAAATAAAAGATGATGCAATATATATAACTCGAGATGGTGTTGTGTTTAATATTACATGTTTGCATGGAAATGACATAAAACTAGATTATTCCAAAGTTGTACCAGATGATGCGATTCAAGGTATTAAGAAATAAATATTAAGGAGGCTTCTCAGCCTCCTATAATGATTAATAAGAAATCCAATCTACCACATTACCACCTTTGGTAAATGTTCTTCGAAAGCAACTTTTGTCTTCATATTGCTCGTATGCAACTTGCGTGACTATTGTTGTGTTGTTGAATGTAGCTGCATACACTTCAAGTGTACCGTATGTTATTCCGGGGTTACCCTCAAGCGATTTATTTGTGTCCTCGATAAAATACATGCCTGGTGTCGTTGAAGAATTAAAATCTACAACCTTCCCTCTATCCATATATGGATATAGCTTCCCGCTTTTTAGTAGTCCTCCCACGGTGCCCGCCGTAAGCTTCATTCCTCACCTTTTAATACCTTTGCCACTAAACTACACAACTATGCAGAAAATACGATATCGCCTTGTGTACAACCGCAAGAACCAGCTAAACCACCAAGGCACCGCACTTGTACAGGTAGAGGCTAAGCTGAACCAGCGTAACATCTACCTCACTACCAACATCTACCTCCAGCCGGAGCACTGGGACAAGAATAGTTCGCAAGTCATCAACCACCCACAGGCCATCGAACTCAATGCGCTACTCTTCGAGTTTATCATCCACCTACAGGCCATCGAGCTGGGATTTTGGAAACGCGGCATCCAGCCGACGCTGGCCCTGCTCTTCGATGGCAAGGCCCTCGAGGTCATCGACCGCTATCCATCCGTCGAGGAGTTGGCCGCCATCCCGTCTAACTGCGAAACCAACAAGCTGCTGGCAGAGGTAGGCAAGTTAGCAGGCGTGAAGAAGCACTTTACTTATCACACGGCCCGTCACACATGTGCGACCCTGTTGGTGCATCAAGGTGTAGCAATTACCACGGTGCAGAAGGTGCTTGGCCATACGTCGGTCAAAACGACGCAGATATACTCCGAGGTGCTTTCCGATACCATCGTCCGCGACCTGAAGAGCATACGAAAACGTAAGCGGTTGTAGGTATTTTTCTTTTCGTACTTGGAAATTGGTACATTCCTGGTATATTTCCATGGAATATACCCATAATCTACCCACTGACAAGCGATGTCAGTGGAATGCCGGTGTGTCCTTTTATCTACGAGCTGTGTCCGGCTATCTTTGTATCACATTGTTTAACCAATTAATTTTCATGTGTTATGAAGAGATTCTTTTTTGTTTTTGTCGCACTGATCATGTGCGTAGTGAGTGTTTTCGCGGCCCAGTCCGCAGGTGTGGAATCCGTAACGGCTGACTTCCTCGACGGCTTCAAGAGCTTTGTCGGCATCTCCACGGTGGTGGTTCCGGCAGTGGTCGGCTTCATTGCAGGCAAGCTCCAGAACCCGATGAACCGCTGGGTGACTATGTGGGTGACGGCGGTTGTCGGCGTACTTGTGACCCTATTCTCTTGGTGGATGGACTTGGGCTTCCCGCCTTCGGACGCAAGTGTCTGGGTCGTGCTGATTGATGCGCTGTTCGTTGCCTTGGCTTCGACCGGAATCGTGTCTGTTGTAACCTCGGAATGGCTGGCCAAATTATTCGGTGGTAAAGTTAAGAAGGAATAATGGAGAAGCTGCTGAACACCATAGCCCCGCAGCTGGCAGTTGCCGGGGCTTATTCCTTTGTCGGAGAAATCAAGGAAGTAGTCTTCGAGCTTCGCTGGATGCTGGTATTCATCATCGTAATGATTGTGGCCGACTTCGTGCTTGGTATCATCGACAGCGTGGTGAAGCGCGGCGAGGACTTCCGGTTCTCGAGGGCCGGACGAAGGACGATGTGTAAGTTCATCGAGTACAATTCTTACCTGGTACTTGGCTTCATGCTGGGGCTTGCTATCCTCCAGCCAGTTGGCATCTGCTCTTATACTATCTCCGCCATGTGCGGCCTCGGGCTGGCCATCCTATTCGAGTTCGATAGCATCATGGAGCATGTATGCAACATCCACGGCATAAAGAACAAGGTCAGCATCAAGAGGCTGCTGGTAAGCTATATAAAGAAGAAGTACAATGCAGCAGGAGAGATAATCGAAGAAGTAACTAAAGAAAAGGAGTGTAACAAATGAAAATATTAATTGATAACGGACACGGGAGCAACACAGCAGGAAAGCGTTCACCGGACGGTAGGCTGATGGAATATGCCTATACCCGTGAAATTGCAGAACGTGTAGTTCATGAACTCCGCAAGCGTGGCCTAGATGTAGAGCGCATCGTGCGAGAAGAGATTGATGTTCCGCTGGCCGAGCGGTGCAAGCGGGTGAACGAATATAAGGCCAGTGAAGCTATCTTGGTATCCATCCACTGCAATGCTAAAGGAATTGGCAATACTTGGATGGACGCCCGCGGCTGGGAGGCGTGGACCTCTGTCGGCCAGACAAAAGCCGACAAACTGGCGACCTGCCTGTATAATGCTGCAGAACGGGAAGGCTTCAAACTGCGCAAGGAAGAGACCGACGGAGACCCTGATAAGGAAGGACATCTGTACATACTCAAGCACACCAAGTGCCCGGCAGTACTCACTGAAAACCTCTTCCAGGACAACAAAGAGGATGTTGATTATCTGCTTTCTGAAGATGGAAAGAAGGCGATTGTTGAATTGCATGTCGCTGGGATATGCGAATACTTGGGTGTATGAAAGGGGGGATTGACATCTTCAGAGCCATTTTTACAAGGTACGGAAAATGGGTGTGTATCATATTGCTGACGTCAGCAATATGGTCGTGTCGGAGCGTGAAGTATGTTCCAGTCGAAAATAGTGCTGACAGCGTAGTGATCGAAAAACTGGTAGAGGTACAACTACCACCTGATAGTTCTACCATTCGAGCATTACTGGAGTGTGACGAAAACGGCAGAGTCGTTTTGTCTTGGTTGGACATAGCCAACAGCAAGAACGCACAGGCCCAGCTGACTATTGACAGCCTCGGCAACCTGCTTGCGAAGATGCGAACGCAGCCGGATACGGTATATCTGCCATCTAAGGAAGTGACGGTCACCAAGGAGGTGAAGGTTCCGTATCCGGTGGAGAAGGAACTTACCCGCTGGCAACAGATGAAGCTGGAGCTTGGCGGATGGGCGTTCGGGATAATCATCGCCTTCGCCCTTATAATTGTCGGCTGGCTTATATATAGGTCGCGTAAAAAGTAGTATCTTCGTCGTGCAATAACAGAGGTTATGGCTAAAAACTAACAAATGTGTCCCCGGCTACCGAGAGTGGCTGGGGATTTTTCTGTCCAAACGTTAAATATTCTACTTTTGATGTATTTTTATCTGTCTCTTATACACATCTGACGCTGCCGACGACTAGTCGAGTG